TGGGAAGATATTTCAGACGAAGATAAAAAGACTTGGTCAAACTATATGATAAATAGATTTCTATCTATGAAATCTGATTGGACTGACTTAGTAAATGAGGTTCAGAAGTATCCATTAGAACCAAAAGAATTATATAAAGTTTATACAAGCATCTTACCAAAGAAGAAACAATGGTTAAGATATATTAAAGGAGATAAGAAAATGGATTATCCAAAATGGGTTTATGAAATAGTTGCAAAGGATATGCAAGTCAGTATGCGTGAAGCAGTTAGTGCTGTAGAAACTTACACGATGTCAACGGGCGGTCAATCAGAGTTAGCTGATATACTATTAAAGTATGGTACTGAAGATAAAGAAATTAGGAAGCTCGGACTTATATAGTGTCTGTAACTGATTTCATAGTTGAAGAGATACCTAGAAAATCAGTAGTAAAGTTTATAGAGAAATATCATTACTCACATAATGTAAATGGTGTCCAATCTCTATATCACTATGGACTATTCACAGAAGGTAACTTTGGTATACCGAAAATGATTGGTGCTATGATGTATGCACATCCATCAATGCCAGCAACTGCAGCTAAATACAATCCTATCAATCCTGATAAGTGTTTAGAACTTAGAAGATTAGTTTGTATTGATGATACACCTAAAAATACAGAAAGTTATTTTATAGGACAAACATTTAAATTACTAAAAAGAGATACGGATATGGAAGTTATAGTTTCATTTGCTGACCAACATCACGGACATACAGGTGTGATTTACAAAGCTACCAACTTTGATTATTTAGGTGAAACTGGAAAAGGTAGAATACTGATGGTAGATGGTAAAGAAATGCATAGTAGGTCTTTGAATCAATTAGACAGGCCTTATGGTAGAGAACTTAATCGTAGATACAAAGCTGGTGATGAGAATATATTTTGGAAGAAGACAAATCCCAAACATATTTATGTATACTATCTTAATAAAAAAATTAAAAGACAAATAAAAAGCTTGACTTTAACCAGAAAAAGTTCGTAGCTTTAAGTGTAAATTGGAGAGTTATAATGAACAATATAAAAGAATCTAAAACCAAAGTAGAATATACCAATGGTAAAATTCATCCTGTAGTAGATCAAATGGAAGAAGAATGGCCTGAGATGACTACTGAATTTAAAAGATTACAGAAAGAACAATATGAGTTGTTCTGTCGTAAACAACATGATTATGGCCCTGGTAATATTTCAGTTGGTACTCAACTACAAACATCTGATGAAGTTCATCTCGCATTGACAGGTTTGTGGTTTAGGATGAATGATAAGATACAGAGGTTGAAAACTTTACTTATGACAGGTAGAGAATCAGCGGTAGATGAACCATTAGAAGATGCTTACTTGGATGTCAGTAACTATGGTATAATGGCTACAATAGTAAAGAATGGTAAGTGGGGTAAGTAGTGTATAAATACGAATGTAATGCTGGAATATATGAATCAGATACTTTGTTTGGTTTACTATGGGAGATGTTCAAACATAGGTTTTGGCATTTAAGAAAGCACGGTAGGTGGATGGATTGAATAAAATAAGTTATAGTCAGTATTCAATGTGGGCTCAATGTCCACATAGGTGGAAAACTGCGTACATAGATGGTAAGAGGGAGTTTTCAGATAATATACATACTCTTTTTGGTACATCAATGCATGAAGTAATACAGGCTTTCCTAACTGTTATGTATGAGGATACTGCTAAGGCAGCTGAAGCTCTACCATTAGAAGAAATGTTAAGAACTAGAATGAAAAGAAACTTCGAAGATATTCTGAAAAATAATGGTGGTGAGATGTTCTGTACTGAGAAAGATATGGTTGAGTTCTATATGCATGGCGTAGAGATACTAAAGTTTATCAGAAAGAAAAGAGCTCAATACTTCAGTAAAAAGGGTTATGAGTTAGTTGGTATAGAAGTTCCATTGGAATATGATTTACCAAATAATATAAAGTTTATCGGTTATATCGATGTGGTAATTAAAGATACAGTTAGAGATGTAATTAAGATATATGATATAAAGACTTCTACTATGGGTTGGAATAAATGGATGAAGGCTGATAAGAATAAGACAGACCAACTATTACTATACAAACAATTCTACTCAAAACAATTCAATCATCCAATGGATAAGATTGAGGTGGAGTATTTTATTGTAAAGAGAAAGTTGTATGAGAACTTAGATTTCCCTCAGAAAAGAGTTCAGAAGTTTACGCCAGCAAATGGTAAACCCTCAATCAATCAGGTAGTAAAAAGATTAGATGAATTTATGACAGAATCCTTTAAATCTGATGGAGAATATAACACCGAACATATTTATAGAAAAGAACCATCCAAAAAAAATTGTAGATTTTGTGATTTTAACCAAACAGAATTTTGTGACGCAGGAGTGAAATAATGAAAATAAGCTTGAGAATGAACCTTTCGGATTTTATAAATAAAGAAAATGAAAGAGATGTTATTAATAAATTAGAAGATGTACATAACGATGATATAAAATACTATTTAACTTTGTGGTATAAAGATGGAACTGTATCTACCGAAGATATAAAAAGGTTTTTACTAGATTATGAATCCAATTTACATTTTAAAACTAAAATAAAGGTTGATGGAAAGTTGCATCCTAATGATTTTATTTGGTATGATATAGTTAGTAGAGAAAATGTTAATCCTAAGCAAAGGGTTAGGTTTCAATATGTATACAATAATAACAATCAAATATTAAGTGCTATCGATGAATTTCATAAAGCAGCTAAGTTCTGTACTTCGGAGAAACCACCAAGAGTTCAAAAAAGGAATGACTATGAGAGTAGCAATAATAGGAAGTAGACAGTATACAAATAAGAAAAGAATACAAGAGTTTATCTTCAAACTTAAACAGAAGTATGGGGAAGAGTTAGAGATAGTAAGTGGTGGACAAAAGGATGGAGCAGATGGATACGCTAAGAAATATGCATTAGAGTTTGATATGAAGTATTCGGAATTTCCACCAAAACATTATCAGTATAATCAACATTGTGTATTAGAAAGTTATAATTATGGTAAACCTTATGCGGTATGGCATTATCACGATAGAAATAAACAACTCATCGAATACAGTGATGTCGTAGCTGCTTTCATACCAAAAAACACCACATCTAAAGGAACAGAAAGTGCCTTAAAAGAAGCACAGAAAAAAGAAAAAAAATATGTAATAATAAGCTAGTTCTTATATACTTATATATGTATATACGGAGGAATTTTATGTTAAAATTAACATCCGTAAAGTTATTAGACAATCTATATAAAAAATTCAAAATAAGCAATTTAGATGATAACTTTACATTACAAAAACTAATAAATCGTTCAATGGACTTATATGTTCATGATGAGGATTTTAGAAATCAAATAAACGAATGGGAAAACCTTAAACAAAGTGGGAGTGCATTATGAATCAAGATCTAGAAAAAGTACTGAATCAAATAGTCAATCTTTTAGTAAGCATTGAAAAAAGATTAAGTAAAATTGAAAATAATACTGAAAATGAATAAATGGTTAAGAGCAGAAATAGATTACTGGCAATCTCAGAAATCTCAAGCAATAGCTACATTAGAACTTTATTTTAATAAATCAGTAGGAATAGGAGAACACTCAGACCTTAGTGCTGAAATACATATATGGACATCAAAGCTATCAGAAGCTATTGAAAATATAAATAACTTAGAAAAGTATTTTACAGAAGATGGTTATGGGGTAAATAAAAATAAAAAATTATTAAATGATTAAGAGGGTTATATGACAAAAAAGAAGATACTGTTATTATCAGATGATTTGAGAATGAGCTCTGGTGTTGGTACAATGTCACGTGAGTTTGTTATGGGAACACTTCGACATTATGATTGGGTGCAAGTGGGTGGTGCTATAAAACATCCTGATGAGGGTAAGATTGTAGATATGAATGATGCTGTCCGTAAAGAAACAGGTATTGAAGATGCTTACTTAAAAATATATCCTGTAAGTGGTTATGGAAATCCTGATTTAGTAAGACAAATTACCAAAATGGAAGGTGGAGTTGATGCTATACTTCATTATACAGACCCAAGATTTTGGGGATGGTTGTATCAGATGGAGCATGAGTTAAGACAAACCACTCCAATATTTTACTACAATATTTGGGATGATTTACCATACCCACGATGGAATGAACCATTCTATGAGTCTTGTGATTTGATTATGAATATATCTAAACAAACAGTTAATATTGTAGATAATGTTTGTCAGATAAAACCAAGAACAGATTGGGATAACACATATATTCCTCATGGAATTAATGAGAAAAACTTTTATCCTGTAAATGAGTTGAATGTTAAAGAGTGGGGTGATTTATTACAATTCAAAAGAAATGTAACCGGTGGTAAACACTATGATTTTATAGTATTCTGGAACAACAGAAACATTAGAAGAAAGTTGCCTGGTGATGTCATAATGGCTTACAAACATTTTTGTGATATGTTACCTAAAGAGAAAGCTGAAAAATGTGCTCTTATAATGCACACTCAACCTCGTGATGAAAATGGTACAGATTTACCTGAAGTTGTAAAACAAGTTTGTCCTGACTATGATGTTATATTTTCACATAAAAAGTTAGATGATGAACAATTACGTTATCTTTACAATATAGCAGATGTTACTATGAACATGGCTTCTAATGAAGGGTTTGGATTAGGAACTTGTGAAGCTCTAATATGTGGTACACCAATATCAGTAAATGTTACAGGTGGGTTACAAGACCAATGTGGATTTAAATACAAAGGTGAGTTTATAACTTACAAAGATTATAGTTGGATACATTCATTACACAATGAAAAGAAGTGGAAAGATAATGAAGATTTGACTTGGGGTGATTGGTGTAAGCCAGTCTGGCCATCGAATAGAAGTTTACAAGGTTCAATACCTACACCATACATTTACGATGACAGACCTCGTTCAGAAGACTTTGCTGATGCACTAAAAGAGTGGTACGATATGGGAGCTGAAGAAAGAAAAAGATGTGGTAAGTTAGGTCATGAGTTTGTGATGAGTGATGATGCTATGATGTCTGCTATCGCTATGTCCAACCTATTCATAGAACATATGGATACAGCATTCGAAAAGTGGACACCACGAAAAAGATTTACAATGTTTAAAGCGTAAGGAGATTATTATGCCAGTAAGAAATAAAAGTAAAAGAACATATCGTAAGAGAAATATTGATGGAAACTTTAGAGGTTCTGAAGATATTTTTATGAGAAAAGTACGTGATGGATTTATAGAATTTCTAAAAAGTCCGTTTAAAAGATATTGGTGGAGTTAAGGAGATAATATGAAACCATTGATGTTAATTACAGGACCTGTTACTACAAGAAGTGGATATGGTTCACATAGTAGAGATTTAGTTAGAAGTCTCATAGCTATGGATAAGTTTGATATAAAAATTAATTCACTTCGCTGGGGTAATACTCCAATGAATGCATTAGATGATAAAAATCCAAATGATAAAATTATATTAGATAGAATATTAGATGGTAATGAATTACCAAAGCAACCAGAGGTGCACATACAGATAAGTGTTCCTAATGAATTTTCACCTGTAGCTAAATACAATATAGGAATAACTGCTGGTATTGAAAATACTGCTCCAAAAGCTGAGTGGATACAAGGTATGAATCGCATGAATATGAACATAGTACCATCTAAGTTTGTTAAGGGTATATTTGAATCAGTTGCGTATGAAGAAATAAATGAACAAACAAAACAAAAAACAGGTGAACTAAAATGTACATCACCAATCGAAGTTCTTTTCGAAGGAGCTGATACAAATATTTACAAAAAAACAAAAGAGATATCAGATGATTTAAAAGCTGAGATGGGTAGTGTTGAAGAAAGATTTGTGTTTTTATATACAGGTCATTGGTTACAAGGTGAGTTAGGTCAGGATAGAAAAGACACGGGTATGTTACTAAAAACTTTCTTAGAAACATTTAAGAACAAACCTAATCCTCCAGCATTAGTAATGAAAACAAGCGGTGCTACTTTTTCAATTATTGATAGGAATGAAATAAAGGGTAAGATAGAAGAGATAAAAAATACAGTTAAGGGAAAGTTACCTCCTGTTTATTTTTTACATGGTAATTTAACAGATGACGAAATGAATCAGTTATATAATCACTCTAAAGTTAAAGCTCATATTACTTTAACTCACGGAGAAGGTTTTGGTCGTCCTTTGTTAGAAGCCAGTTTGTCAGAAAAAATAGTTATCGCACCTGATTGGAGTGGACATAAAGATTTTTTGAATAAAAATAATTCAGTTCTTTTACCTGGATCTATGACTAAAGTTCATCCATCATCTTTACCAAATGACATGTTAGTAGATGGGGCTGAGTGGTTTACTGTAAATTATCAATATACTTCACAGGTTATGATGGATGTATTTAAAAATAATAGAAAATATAATATGATGGGTAAAAGACAAGCTATGTACAATAGAGTAAACTTTTCTATGGATAAGATGACTAAAGAGTTTGGTAAAATATTAAGTAAATATTTACCTAAATTTGAAGAACAACCACAGCAAGTTAATTTAAAACTACCTCAATTAAAAAAGGTTGGTGATAAAAAGCCAACACAAATGAAATTACCAAAATTAAAGAAGGTGTGATATGGAAGAAAAAACTAAGTGTCCATGTGGGTTAGATTCGAATAATTGTTTTGTAGAGAAAACAGAAATAGAAGAAAAACCATTTGAATCTTACATATGTTTTCAATGTGGTATGACATCAAATACTTACTTAGCTTTCGATAGTGAGAAGTTAGAAGAGTACACTAAAAGTCATAGTAAGTTAATGAATGATCTTAAGATATTTGATAATGAAAGAGATATAGTATGGTTTCCATCTGTGATTAATATGGGTGAAAAGGGTATAATATATCCCGAAGGGAAAGTTACTGATTGGAATTGGTATTACGCTAAAGTGATAGAAATACCTGAAGAAGATAGAGAAAGATATGATGGTCACGAAAGAAGATTGGATGTAGAAAACGCTCAAAGATTTGGTCAGTTTGAGTTTATGGAAGCTTGTAAAGCTATGGGAGTGGTGATAGATAATGGCTAAACTGCCTTATAATTGGAATAAAGTAAGTCCTGGTGATATTATATCATTTATTTATGAAAATAAAGAAGGCAGAAAACTTCGTAGAACTATATTAGTATTAGACCCAAAGTTAAGAAATAGAGCTAAGAACCCGTCAAGTCAATATTTAGTTCATGGTATTCAACTAGAGGTATCTAATCAACCAACATTAACACAAATGAAAACTCTTTTAGAACAAGCAGGTACAACAGAAATAGTTGATGAGAAAAAGAAGATTTACAGAGTTCAGTTAGATGGTACTGCTAAACAGATTTACAAAAAGATGAGAACTATAATAAATAAGTATGGTATCTACAGAAGTTATAATTACGATAAAGCTAGAAAGAGTTCAGTAACATTAGAAGATTTAAGATTACCAACACAATTTGTACAAGAGTTAAAGAATGAAAATTAGTTATGGTATCACAGTTCATAATGAGGTTGAAGAACTTGAAAAACTATTAGGTATACTTTTAGTAAATATTGATGAACAAGATGAAGTCGTAATCTGTGTTGATGGGAATGATAAGGGTGTAAAGGATGTAATTGAGTTATACTCAATAGATAGTAGAGTTATACACTATGACAGAAAGCTTGAGAAAGATTTTGCAGCTCAAAAAAACTCAGTAATAGAAAAGAGTAGTGGTGATTACATCTTCCATATAGATGCTGATGAGTATCCAAACAAAATACTAATTCAACAATTAAAACAAATATTAGAAATAAATGATGTAGATTTGATTTGGATTCCAAGAGTAAATACTGTTGAGGGAATGGAACAAATTCATATTGAAAGATGGGGATGGAGAGTTGATGGTAATCGTTGGGTAAATTATCCTGATTACCAAGCTCGTGTATTTCGTAATGATAAAAAAATAAGATGGACAAGACCACTACATGAGTATATTGCAGGTTGTAAAACATATGCTCACCTACCACCACATGAAGAGTTGAGTTTGTATCATCCAAAAACAATACAGAAGCAAGAACAGCAAAATCTATTCTACAATCAAAATTTCAGTAAAGAGATGAATGTGAGGAAGATGTGATTTTTCAAAGAATAGTGGACAATAAAACTTATTTTGTAGAAGAAACTGATTCATTAGGATTTGAAAAATCAGAAGGGATAAGGATTCCTGATGAATACTTGGATGAACAAAAGTTTACGATTGTAAAAGCAGCTAGTGGTATTGGTGATTGGGGGATTATATCTGCTATGCCCAAATTACTTAAAGAAAAATATCCAAATTGTAAAGTATACGTTCCCTCTAAAAAATTATTGATATCATTGTTTGGACAAGAACATAATAATGTTCATGTAGTATTTGATAACAATCCATATGTGGATGACTTTGTTGATGAGGTAGGTGGGGAAGTATTCCATGATCATTACAGAATATATGATAAAGAAAATCCTAATGTACCATTGATAAAACAGATGTTAACCTTTTGGCAATTTAATAAAGAAGAGATGAAAGATTCACAACCAGAGTTGTATTGGTCTGATGAAGAAAAGCAGTTAGGTGATAAAATAATAAAAGAATTTGTCGGTGAAAAAGAGTTTGGTTGTCTACTAATATCAGATAGATTTGGTACACAATACGGAAATTACGATGAAAAATCTTACAGAAACGATTTTACTAAGGTAAATAATTTCTTAGAAACCAATAAATTACCATACTTTTATTGGAGTTATAGAGATTTAGATGAAATTGGATTTAAATTGAAAAAGGCTTTAGATATGAAGCATATGAATTTAAGGATACAACTTTATATTAAATCAAAAGCTAAAGTAAATATAAGTAATCAATGTGGTGCTAATCATTTGGTAACCAGATATTCAGATTGTTACGAAGTTCAAAGACAATTTCCCATAGCACATAATTTTGTAGAGGGGGAAACTTACTTATGAACAAAAAGATTGTTTACACATCAGTATTTGGAAACTATGATGATGTGGTAAAACCAAAGTTACCGAATGGTTGGGATTGGAAATGTTTTAGTGAAGAAAACAGTTTGCCATTGTATGAAGATAATATGAGAAATGCGAAAAGGTTTAAAATCCTACCTCACAGGTATCTTAGTGAATATGAACTAAGCATTTACATAGATGGCAATTACATCATAAAAAGGGATGTCGGTGAGTTAGTAGAAAAATATTTGAATAATGTTAATGCTGCTTTTCATAATCATAATTCACAACCAGCTTACGATAAAAGAAATTGTATTTATGATGAGGCTAGAACTATTCTAATGTTTGGTGAGAAAAATATGAAAATAACTCCTGAAAGAGGAATGAAAAATTATAAAGATAATCCAGAACTTATAATCAATCAGATGCAAAGGTATATGGATAATGGGTATCCAGAAAATAATGGGTTGATAACAGGTGGGGTAATACTAAGAAAACATAACGAAACAGATTGTGTAGAGGCTATGGAAGATTGGTGGAAAGAAATTAGGTATGGTAGTAAAAGAGACCAATTAAGCTTTAATTATGTTGCTTGGAAGAATAAATTTAAATTTAATTATATGAACAGTGATTGTAGAGATAATGTGTACTTTTACTTAGATAAGCATGTAGGTAAGAAATGAAGAATATAATTTTTATACCATATATAAAAAGAGAAACAAGCTTTACAGAAGCTAGTGTAGGTCACGCAAACAGACATCAAGGTTATGAGTATGGTATAAATTCTTGGAAAGCTTGGGCTGAAAAGAATGGTCATGAAGTGTATGTTATGTCAGATTTACTTTGTCCTGAATCTCAAAT